GTACACATCAAACCAATTTCAGCAATAGTTACACCATTGTCTTCACCAGTTCCAAGTGAGAAATCAAATGTGACAGAAGTGTTATTGCTTTCAATATGTACATCGTCCAAATTCTTCACAAATGGATTCTGAATGTTTGAATCTGTGTATTGTGGAGCTGTTGCAGATGTACCAAATGCAATTTTTGTGATTGGACTAGGACTTGCTGTATTGCCAAGCAATTTGACAGTCGCAAGCAAAGCTCCATTCACAATAATGTTGTGGTCGTCAAAAGTGTACAAAACTTTTCCAGTATTCACATCTTTTGCTTCAAAGTGAACACGACCTTTCAATTTCAAATCGTTTGAAATCTTCATTTTTAATCCTCCTAGGCTGTTATTGTATTTATTTCTGGACCGTACACAATAGCTCCGTTATAGCTTTCTGTACCGTCAAAATAACTATAATATAATTGCTGTAAATTAACTACATCAACCATTCCAGCTTCATCTTCTTTGACTGTATGCTGTTGTCCAAGCAAGTAATTTTTATCAATAGATTTAAGAACATCTTCGTTTTCGTATATTTCTTTTAACAGCTGTTCTTTATCTTTGAACTTTAATTTATTTGGTTCAAACTTGTTTGTCCCGTAAGTTACCGCACCATTATAGAAAATCTTTCCGCTGTAATCTACATCACCAAATAAATATTTAATAAACTGTTGCTCGCTTTCATTCAACTCATCAAAAAGATTATGTGTTTCTTTATGATTAAAATTAAAATCAGCCAGCACTAAATATCCAGTTTCTTCGTCTTTTGGAACATAAGTCAAAACATAATTATCACGCAACTTAAAGAAGTCAGTTCTAATTCGTCTTAAACCATCACTTTCATCACGTGCATTATAACGGCTGTTTCCATCATACAGCATATCTTCCCAATGCTGTCCGCCATATGTTGCAATTCCATTGTATGGTATTTGCCCACAATAATGAATTTCATCCAAGTTCCAAAACTTTAATGTAATCTTATCTGGCTGTATGCTTAAAAGTTCTTTATAAACATAAAGTTCCCTTGTTTCAAAACTTATGCCAGCACCAATAGTCTCTGCAATAAAACTATTAAAGTCTACACCAACTGGACTCAATCCATCGTGCAAAATTGTGATTCCTGCTGGGTAATTTGGTTTAATATGTATTACTTCAGCACTATAAAAAGTTTTAAGAATTTTTATAATGTCAGGAATTGTAGACTTGTTTAAGTTCAGCAGAATACGAAGTTCCTGCTGTTTGTAATAAGTTTCATTATCACTTCCCTGTCTTTCAATTCCAAGTAACCGTCCTCTTTTGTTTAAGAGTTCAGTATTGTTTATAAAAAATTCAGGTGCATACTGTTCTGAAAGATGTTTTGCAACAATACACAAATCTTCCAGCTGTTTGTCTGGTGTTTTGGCAAGCTGTAAAGTCTGCTCTTTATTCATCCAGCCTGGAAGAAATGGCGGTTTGTTATATTCTTCGTAATCTATAATTTCAAATGCCATTATTTACTCCTATTGTGAAAGTGCAACAGCAATTCTTGAAATATCTACAAGAGCAAGCTCTCTTTCACCTATTGTTATGTCGCTAGTAACATAATCACTAACAGCTGGAGGAGTAAGGTTGTCTGTCACAGCAAGTTTAATTTCAATATCTTTCAAACCATTTACTTTATAAATTGGAGTAAACAGCTTCTGGAATATTAAATCAATACCAATGGAAAGGTTTTCGCCTGCCCATTCAACAATGTTGTTTTTAATGCTGTTTGAAATATCATTGTTTGCAATTTCTTCAGAATTTAATGCGTATTTAATATCCATCCAAATATATTTGTTTACTGGTCTACTAAATCCAATTTCCCAGCTAAATCCTTCACTATCAATAACAGTTTCAGTGGTGTTTCCAAATGGCTGAACACCTGCTGGAGCTGTATTAAAAATAGTTTCCGCAATCTTTTTATCATCCCCACCAATAACGACAGTTTCAAAACTCTTTGCTGGCCTTCCTTCACTGTCTACTGTGATTTCTCTGTTGCTGTAAACTTTTACATATTCAACATCATCAATCTTTTCAACAGCGTTCTTAATAGCAATTTCATTTCCGCTTGCATTTTTCTGGCGTGTTTTAATTGCAACACGGAAAGCGTCATCACTTTCAACATCCTTACCAGTTTCGCCCTGCAAGTAATTCACAACAGTATCAAGTCCGTTTATTTTTGTAACAATTTGATTTAATTCACCACTACCAACATAAACGGCACCAGCAACAGTACAATCATAGATTCCAGCTGTTGCAACTTTTTTAATTTCCAATGTGTCTTCTGTTTCAATAACAACAGCTTCTCCACCTTTTCCAGCAGAAAGATGGAATTTAAGAATATCGTCATCCCCATTATCAAAAATGTAAGCTGTTGGAAATTCGTTTAATATTGCGTTCTTTAATGCTGTTTTTACATCTTTCTTTTTTTCATCAATTCCTGCAACATACTCAAACTCACTTCCATCCAAAGTAAAACGGAATACATCATTTTGGTCTGCAGAAAGAATTTTAATTGCAACACCAACAGCATTATTTTTTGAAATAGCTGTTGCATTGCGTAAGCTGTATTCATTTTCATTTTCGTCACGCAATAAGTTTCCAGCTGGAATATTTGTTCCTTCATCGCCCCATAAAGTAACAGCAACAGTCGTTTTCGTTGATGAAGTTCGCTGTACATTTAAGAAAGTTGCAAGTCTGTCAAGGTAAACACTTGTGGCACTATTTATATCACTTATTGCATACAAACCACCCAGCAATTCCCAAAGCTGTGCAATTTTAATTGACTGATTATAACAGTATGCACCAGCAACACTTTCAACTGACAAATCAATGTCATCACCAAAAATAACTTTGAAATCAGCTTTCTGTTCTTCCAATATTACTTCAAAGGGTTTTACAATAAAACCTTTATCTGTCAATCCGTATTCCATTTTTAAGCTCCTTTTAGATGTTTAATGTTGTTTTATATTCAATTTCCTGACCGTCAACTGTATTTACCATAAATGAAACATACAGAATTCTTTCAGTATCATTGTATTCTGTGTCAAAAGACAACAGCTTCTTAATTCCATCAATTGCCATAACACGCGATTGAATGCAAGCTGTCAACAAACTTCTGTGGTCGCTTTTGCTCATATCAAATTCTGGAACATAAGGTAAACCAATATTGCTATCCGTAAACCATTCACCTTTTTGAAAAGATAAAGCGATGCGGATTTTTTGCTGTAGATATTCTAGGTTGTTTCTACATAAGTATAATTTACTTTTATTCTTAAAAAAAGTGTTTTCTTGTGTGTCTAACAGTATATCTGTCATTTTATTCCTCCTGTTCCACTACCAGACATAGGTGCCTGAAGTGTTATTGAAATAGCACCAGATGTCAAATAAGAATTTACAGCTGAAGCCCATTCTGTTGCAAGATAGGCATTTCCACCACTTGTCATATTGTTCATTGCTGAAAAACAGCTTTTTAATTTACTGGAAATAATATCTTTGCTTCCTGAAAAAGTTCCTTTGCCCTGCCCGCTAGTTGGATTTGTTTTTGGGCCTAAAACGGAAACACCAGTTGTGGTTGTTGAACTAGTGTTGGAAGCTGTACAAACATCATTTATATCACTTGCAATGTGTGAAGCTAAATCGTCATTTTCATATTTTGCTTCAAATGTGTTTTGTAACTTGCTTTTCAAATTAATTTCATTTATTTGCATACTTCCAGTTCCGCTTCCGCTGTAAACTCCACCATCTGAAGCTGTACCTGCATCAACTGAAGTTACTAAACCTGTTTTAATAAAATCGGAAATTGCTTTTGCAACTTTTTCAGCCATATATTTGTTTCCGCTATCATCTTTTATATCATTCATTGCATTGAATGCTTGGTTGAGGCTTGCTTGTAATGTTGCAACCACTAAAGGCATAATTTCCTCCTTTAAGAATCAAATACCTGTCCGACTGTGACTTTTAATTGCTGGAATTTTGCTATATCGCTAGGATTTACGGTGTGAGTAGCTGGGGAACCAACTGTTGTCATTCCTGCTAAATCATCAAGCAAATCACTCAATATTTTGCCCAATGTAGCAATAGAATTTCCTATTTTCATTGTTCCTGAGCCAGTGCTTTCTAAATCAATTTTATCATCAAGTTCAAACTTGTTTTTCCCATTGTCAAAAGTAATTTTGTCATCTTCAAC